GTTGGAAAATAGCCCACACCCCCCCCGCCGGGCGGGCTATTTTTCCCCGGGGCGGCGGGACTAGATGGTTGCTAGGGCCCCGGGCGGTGGTGGTCGACGACCTTGTGGGGTCGTCGACGTTTTCATTTGTCTTCATCCATGCCTGTTCTGATTTCCTTCCGTTCGATTTGTTGTTTTCTACAGTCAGCACCTGTTCCTTGCTGACTCGCCTCTCCCATGGGCGAGTTGTATAAATACATGGGACGTGAGAGAACCGTGCTGGATACCTCACGTACACCCAAAGTCGGTACGGGGATCGTAACCATTACGCTTTTTCCTTAATGATGACACCAGTTGCACGCAATCAAGAACGTGCGGATGTTAGCTCTGTAAAAGAGGCCACGCAGAGCGCCCCCGGTACCGCCACAAATACCGGGGCCACTGAGAGGCCCACTTCCCCTGCAGCACGCAGGTCTTCAACGCCTGTCCGCCCCCAGGTCCCCCCAGACTTGGAGGCCGGTCTAACCCTGAACATGGTTACGACCCGGACGGTCCCCTCTCACCCCGAAGCGGTCCTTAGGGTCCTTCAAGCTTTCTTAGGGGCGAGAGGGGTCACGACATTACCAAGTTCCGTCCGGGACTTATATCCCTCCAATTGGCGCATTGGAAACACGACAATTCCGGTACGAGGATCGCCTGAGTCGGCTACCAGACTCGGTGAGGTTCTACCGCACCTCCGCGGCTTTAATGCCAAGGGTGAGGAGGTTCATTGGATTTCAGAGGGGAGAGACGCGTCGTCGGTGGTCCGCCTTATGGCGGAGTGGGACTCACCGGTGGAGATTGCTGCAGCCATCCTGGCCGATGTGAAGGATGTTGATGTAAGCAAGGACGATGTCCTCGCTGTTGCGCAGCGCTCGCCCCAGGCTCTTGAGCAGCTCAAGAAGTCTGGGAAAGAGTTTAAAGAGCATGTGCAACGATGGCTGGACCCCGTCGCCCTCAGACGCTCTCCGGAGTTTATCGCGGTCTCCCTGCGGTATAAAGCGCAACTCCGGTCTCTCATTGACGAGCAGCAGAAAGCGATTGTCGCGGCCCGGAAGGCGACAGCTGCTGTGAACCGCGCCCTGGGAGAGAGAGATGAGGCCCTGGCGAGGCTAGACCCCGGCTACGTGCCGAAGAGGGCTACTGCCGCCCGGGCGTTGGCGGAGTTCGGTATCGACCTGGATGGTGATACGGAGATGGATGATGCAGCCGGCGCTGCGAGCGATGCTTTGCGTGATTTGGATTTTTAGTGTCCGCTTCCTCCCTGCTCGGCGGTGCGGCTCTGGATTCTGGGGAGTATAATGAGGAGATGATGGTGGATTGGATCGCTGAGAATCCATCTACAGTGTCGGAGGCAAGCGGGAATGGCGTTAAGGAGTGGAGGTTCTTTTTAAAACATTGTTCATGGCAGCGGCGTCTGCCCGGCGTTAGTTCCTTAGGTCACTCTCCGGCTGTCCGTTATCGTTACGTTCAGCCTGAAACATCCCCTTCCTTCCTTTTTTCAAAGTTTTTGGATGAGTCACAATCATCGTTAGGCGGTATAGAGGGCCCAGCACGGGATGTGCTGTTCTCGGAATTTGTCCCGCCTTCGGAGGATGATTTGTTTGAGCATATTGCGGGGTTCGGAGAACCTGGCCCGGACGGGTCGCATTTACCTGGGAGTGACTTCGCACAGCTCTTTCGAGAGTTACGTCGCCTAGAGCAATGGGACGTCCCGATCAGTGGTCTTCTGGACGCCACAATGTTGCCAAAGATTCGTGTTCCGTCGGCAACTTCACCTGGGATTAGGTGGAAGAAACTCGGGTACAAGACGAAGAGACAAGCCTTGGTACCAGCTGTCGTTGAGGCGACTAGGGCCTTGAATAGGATGGTAGAAGAGGAGGTGGCGTACACAGTTCCACCGTGCGGTGTTGCAGGGAGGGGTAAGAGGGTCAACATCTTGGAAGGGGGCAGCCGAAAGGGGAAGAAGGATGGCAGGTTGATTGTGATGCCAGACCTCGTTCGGCATTTGCTTGGATCCCTTGGATCTGCGCCCTACATGTCTCGGCTGAGGGGGATGGATCACAGCGGAGGCGGAGTGCTGCTGGGGATGGGGCCTTTCCAAGACCAGTATCAGTTGATTGCAGATTGGGCGACTGGGGCGAGTGCGTTCTGCTTCATTGATTTTAAGAAGTTTGACCAGCGGGTACCCAGAAGACTGCTGCGCGGGGTCATGAATCATATCAGGTCTGCCTTTATTGGTGAGCCTGGATCCCGCGCGTACTGGGAGTCTGAGTTTAGGCACCTGGTTGACACTGAAATCGCGATGCCCGATGGATCGTGTTATCGGAAACGGGGGTGTGTTGCGTCAGGAGACCCGTGGACATCACTCGCAGGGTCTTATGCTAATTGGATAATCCTGAAGTGGATATTCCTCAAGCTAGGGCTCGAGGTAAAGATCTGGACATTTGGGGACGACAGTGTGGTTGCAATTTATGGACAGGTCGATACGGGTGGGTTGATGTCGCAGGTAGTGCGGCTGGCGTGGGAGGGGTTTGGAATGAACGTCAGTAGGGAGAAGAGCTATGTGACGTGTCACCTAGTGGACATAGCTGATGATCCGGAGCCTCAGAAGGCCGGATCATTCTTATCAATGTACTTCCTACAGACGCCTATGGGTGTGCGGCCAACTCGTCCTTTACAGGACATGTATGAGTTGCTGCTAAAACCAGAGAAATGTAGGGGGACCGTGGAGTGGGAAGTAGTACGTACCTCCATGGCATACCTGGTGTTTTATTACAATGAAACGGCCAGATATGTCCTGGAGGAGTACTGGGTCTGGCTCCATCGTGTTCACCGAATTCCAGAGCTCACCGGCACAGCGGATGACATGGCACTACTGAGAGAAATGGATATTCCTTGGTCCTCCTTTAGGATGGAGTGGTTGAATCGGCTCGCTTTCCATGGCGAAGTAGAGCTGATGTATAAATATGGCCATACCAAGTTTTTCCCTCCAGTACTCTGGAACGCGTGGTATCAGCAGTACGATGAGAGTATTTGTGGCAACGAAATCGTACCTGATCAGCGCGCTCCCAATGATTAGATAGAGTTAGGTAGGACACCGGGCGCCAGGGTGGAATAAAGTAAAGTTAAACGTTGGCGTGGGTCGTACAGGGACCCAGACGAGAACCGTGCACTCGTCTGGTGGCCCTTCCCCCCAA